AGTGCTTGATCAACAGTTTAGCGTTAATGAGGCCGTTGATGCTGGCAAACATTTATTTGGAAAAGGATTTGAAGGATCTGATAGTGAGAGAGATCTCCACAGAAAATTTATGGGATCTGGTGTGCAAATTCATCATCATCATCATTATCATTTAGGAGGAAAACATTCAGACAGTGATAGTGAAAGCGATGAAGAAATGAATGGGGGCAAATTGAAAATGTCAAAAACTTCAAAAACTATTGTGAAGGGTTTAAAGACGGCCGCTCATTATGCAATTCCCGCTGCGACATCGGCTCTTGGTGCAATGGCTGCGGAAGCATTGGCGCCTGAACTCGGACCCGTCTCGGGGGTTGCAGGGGCGGCTGCTGGATCCTACGCGGGCAATCAAATCAATAAGAAATTGGGCATTGGCTTTGGTTTGAGTGCTGGGCTGGGAGATGGAGTGAAGAAAGGAAGATTTGTCAAAGGATCACAAGAAGCCAAAGACCACATGGCAAAGATCCGAGCAATGCAAAAATCAAAAAAATAAATGGTGAGGGAATCACCTCATCAATTGACGAGCAAAGATTGCGTCCCCCATTTTGTCGCAATGGTAGCAAAATGAAATTATTAGATAAAATATTACCATTGATACCAGACCATAAAATTTATATTGAATTATTTTTAGGATCTGGTGCAGTATTCTTTAATAAATCAAAAGCACAAAAAAGCATATTGAATGATTTAGATGATAATGTTATAAGTTTTTTTAAGTTGGTAAAAGTTGCACCATTAGATGAGTCAAAGTATCGGCATGATTTGAATACACTTCCCAAAATTAAATACTTTTGGGAACATCATTCACAGTCTGTTCCTGACAAATTATTATTTAAAAAAATTGGATTTTGTAATGGGTTTCAAGGAAAAAAAATACATAGACCAAATATGATTTATAAAGATGCAAACCCCGACTCATTTGTTAATAAGTTAGAACAATATAAAGACAAGTTGGATGGTTCTATTTTATCATGTGAAGATTATGAGAAAGTTATTAAAAAGTATGACGATAAAGAAGCATTCTTTTTTATAGATCCGCCCTATGAAGATTCATTAACCGACATTGGTTATGCAGAAGATAAAAATACATTTGATTTTGAACGATTTGCAAACGCAGTGAGATCTATTAAAGGAAAGTTTTTAATAACAATTAACGACAGCCCTGAAATTAATAAGTTGTTTGCTGGTTATCATATTAAAAAAGTTCCCGTTAAATCTGGCTGGAATAATGCTAAAGACAAAATTAGAAAAGAGTTGTTCATTACAAATTATTAAAACAAGAGAGAAACTCTTGCGATATCTTCGGAAAAATTAAACAAAATTAAGAAAAGAATGAATAAATCCTTGCAATAATCTAAAATTAAGCATATTCTTTATAAATCCATCATATTATTATAGGATATGCTTATAAAAATGCATTTTTTTAATCCTTTATATGCATTTATGGTCATATTTATTAAGAAAACGCTATATTTTTGTTTAAATATTGTGTTTAAAAAAGTATTTCATTAATTTTAGATTTATTTCTCTCTTTTTTTAGTAAATAAATCTAAATTTGACTTTTTATTTTTCAAGTTGCAATAATAAATTTCGTTTTTCTATTTTCTCTTCCTGTTGTTTGTGAAATTCTTCTCTTTCTTTTTCGCATTGAATTACATGAGGCAATTTTCGAAATTTTTCTATTCGTATATTCAATGCATTTTGAATTAATTCATCTTTTTGTGGATGTTCTAGCGGTTCAATAACTAATTTTTTACGTTCTTTATGGTCTTCTTCAGTCTTAAACGCTCTATTCATATTTAAATTGCTTTTGAAATAATTCATATAATATTGTTCTCTCTTTCTCGCATCATTTCCGTCTTTGCATTCTGTGAATCTTTCAATTTCAATCATGTTCCAATTATCCCATCCTCCATTTTCCCGTATGATCTTATATAATTTTATATTGTTATTCATTGATGTTCTGCATTGTGCTCTGTGTGATGCTTTTCTATTTCTAAAATTTGTAGTGTGTCCAATATAGACATAAACAGATTCCGGCAAATCATTGCATACAATTTTGTATATAATTGTTTTTGAATAATCAACCGATACAATGGGCATTGTTTCATTATGTCCCATTATCTTTAAATTGAAATTTGAACAGACTCACTTTCTTTTTCCGTAGATATCGGCAAGAGACTTCGCAGCGCTTGCGCATACAGATGAGAATCTTTATGAACTGCAATATAAAATATTTTGATCTGTCCTGATCTATACTGATCAAGAGAGAAAATAAAATGCGTTTGTTCTGGTTTCAAATAATAATTTGTTCTTGTTGCGCTTGACATAAAAGGATTATTGTAAAATTTGACTTCATATATGTAATGAATATTTCTCTCCATTTGTATATAAATATATTAAAAAATCTTCAAATATATTTATTTTATCTTTTCCAAAAGATAAATCAAAAGGGGGCGACTCTGTCGCCGTTTGCCTATGCTTTACAAAGCAGAAACAATATCTATTAATAATTCAACTGGTATTTCAATATGCAATTCTGGGATTTCGTTTTTGCCTTGTCGCGGAGCATATCGCATTGATGTTTGAAAAGTATCAAACAATTCTCTCTCGTATTTGATATAGCATATTCTATTTGTGAATTTGAAAATGAAATATTGATCGGCTGTTTGATCAGATCTCATTTTATGGCATTTGATAATTGTTGTAGGATATGCCCATTTAGAATTTCGTCGGCTTTTCAATTCCCATGTGGTTCCTGATTCGCTCTCAAAATCGTAAGGGTGATATTCGCTATTATATATCTCTTTGGTATTTTTAATGTTATTTTCACTTGGCCATTGCTTTTTAATGGTATCAATAACTGTCTCCTCATTACTCAATCCCATTTTTAAATCATTTGCCAAACTACGAATTGCCATTTATATATTAACCCAACATAAAAAATTTCCTAAATAAACTAACTTTAAAATTATTCTTAAAGTTGGTTATAAGAGAGAAAGAGAGAATAAGTTATTTAATCTTTTTTAACATATGTATCCAACATACCCGCACTGGATCCCATCTCTTTCATTGTTTCATCAACTGCCTTCTTCTGTTCTAAAGTATGGCCGAATTTATCCGTTAGATAAGTATGCCGAAGGTTGTTCACAGCAATATGCTTACCGTCAAAAATTTTATTGAGACGTTGATTCAGTTTCACACTTGAAAGCTTATTCATATTTGTGTCAAACAATAGCCATTCAGTCGGATTATTTAAAGTCCATTTTGTCAATATCTTTTTAAGAGCTGGAGGGATTTCAATTTTTTGCAAACCGTAAGCTTTTGCAGTCTTGTATGAGTTGAAATTCATTGTGTTCTTGTCCAGAAAATTGTCCTTGGCTTTATCAATATTTTTAAGCTTAAAATCGCAGAAATCTTTTGACCTGCGGGGTGCTATAAACAACCCAGACAATAAAGAGAGAATTATGAAATTTTGGATCTCTTGCAAATCTGAAGGCTTAAGACTGCTTTTCTTATAGAGCATATTTGCATTCTTCTGGCATTCATCAAATACTTTTTTAATATCCTCGGCGGATACCCAATTATCTTTTTGAGTTTCTGTCTTTTCTTGTAAATGGATCTCTTGATTATATGACTTAACGTCTTGCATCATTTGAGATCTATATTCTTGTTTATCTGTTATGATCACAAGAGCAGAGAGAATTGTCTTTCGGCGATTGGCTGGTATTTCTTTCAAATAATGCAATACCTTCTCCGTTTGATGTGCAAACTTGTCCAAATCATAATCATCGGAATCAAATACTTTTCTATAAAGACTCTTCAAAATACTTGCGTATGTTGTTATTGAACTGGCTGATAAGCTAGAACGTTTATCATGAATGTATTTTTTAATATCCATTTATAAATATAACAGATATTAAAATTTTATTAAACAATCGCTAAACGTTTAATATGTTTCTTTGTTTTTAAATGATGAGTTTTATTACCTATTTGACAAACTGAACCACACTCACATGTAAAAGTTTGAGAGATTCTCTTTTTAATTTTCTCTGCATTTTCAATATAATATTGTTTATCATGTTCCTTTTTGTGTTCTTTGTTTTCAATATAATATTGTTTAGCATATTCCTTTTTTTGTTCTACATTATCAATACAATATTGCTTTTGATATGCTTGATTATAGGTTTTTAATTGTTCTTCTGTTTGAAATGCTTTATATGTGTTCAAATTGCTTTTGAATTCATCCATAAAATACTGTTCTCTCTTTCTTGCGCTGTTGCCATCAATGCACTCAGTAAAACGCTCTATCTCTATCATCTTCCAATTTTCAAATCCTCCATTCTCTCTTATAGTCTTATAAAGTTTCAAATTATAATTTTGGCCGGTTTCATTATTGCAATCTGTTTTATGTTTGCACTTTCTTTTTCTAAAATCTGTAGTTGAACCTACATAAATAAACTCTGGCAAATCATCACATATAATTTTATAAATGATGGTTTTAGAATAATCAACGGGTAGCCTCGGCATATGTCTTAATATGTCTCATTGTCTTTAAGTCCTTATTTGCCCATCATTTTCACATCAACAGGCAATTTCATTATGTCTCCACCGCCAGGGTGATCATCGCCCATAATTGATTTGGTGTCCGCCAGAACATCAATCGCCTTGCGTTGTGCTGGATCTTCAGGCTGAAAAAAAAGGCGTAGAAAATATTCATTCTTTTTCCAATCAATAGATTCATTCAAATCATCAAACAAAGAGAGAAACATTTCAACATCTTGATAAAGATCTTTTGATCGCTTCTCAAATGTATTAACGAAATGCAAAAAAGCGCAGCAATACCAGCCACAAGCATTATTCATTAAGCTTTGAACGTCCTTCTTTGTATGTGGGAGGAATTTGCCACAGTTATTCTTTATCCATTCCCGAATGCTTTCACTAGGCGGTGCCCCGTAAGGGTCAAAAAAAATGGGTTCTATATTCCCGCTTGGATACTTATTTACTTGGAGACAAGTCCAATGCGTCCCTTCATTCGGCTCGCCCTTCTCATCAACAGAATTGTCTAAATTAATAATATAGCCACAGTTATATTTTAGCTTACGGGGGAGCTCATCTTTAAAATATACTCCCTCCAAAGGGAACCTCATTCGCTTTGCTAAATCTT